TACCTTTAACAAAACTGCCAACTACGTCAATATTAAATGCTATTTTAATTGCTTCATTAACTGCACCGGCTATTAAAATGATTTTACCAAATAATGTAAATGTGGTTACCAATCTTGTAGCAAATGCTAATAATATCCCACCAACTGTGGCTATTGTACCTCCTAATTTAGCAAGTGCCGCTAGCATAGTGGCGACTACTGCACCAGTAATTTTTATATAGCCATATAATACAAATAAAACAGCACCTAATCTTGTTACAGCGTCAACCGTCTGTTGTATCTTTTGTGGATCTAATCCGGCTATAAAATCATTAATTGGTTTTAGAATTTGAAGTATGCTTTTTTGAAACTGCGCCATAGCAATCTCGCCCTGTTGAATAGCATCTGCAGCAGATTTTGTTGAAGCGGCAGCATCTTGACTTCTTAATGATAAAGCTTGATATTGTGCGGCAACACCAGAAACATTAACTCCCTTAAATCCTTTGCCAAGTAATTCAGTAGCCACTACAGCTTGCTTACTCTTGTCTGTTATTTGACCTAATCCAATAATTGTCTTTTCAAACAATTGTTGTTGGCTTAACGTTGCTAAATCTTTTAATGAAATGTTTACTTCACTGAATGCATCTTGTGCTTTTGCGCTGCCATCTGCGGCTTCACCTATAGTTTGATTAAATTTAATAAGACTATTTTGGGCACCATCTACTGTGCCACCATTAAACTGAACTGCTTGAGTAAAACCAATAATTGCATTTGTAGCTATTCCGGTAGCATCAGTGATATCTTGAATTCCATCAGCAAATCTATAAGCATTTTGTATAGCACTGCCTAATGCGAGCCCGGCTAATGCATTTTTTAATGCACCAAAATTATCATTAACTGATTTAACATTCTTTTCAATTTTTGCAAGCGCAGGACTTATCTTATCATCTAGCGTGGCTTTAACGACCATATCTGCCATTTTATTTTCCTCTGAATATATCTTTTACACGTTTTTGGATAAACGCTTCTGTTGGCTTAGTCATACCATCAGGACTTTGTTGACTGTATCCATCATCTAATCGTTTAGCGTATGGATATTGTGCTGTAATAGTATTACCCTGCAGTCTTGTTTTGCGTCTAGCGTTACCACTACGAATAGGAGTTTCTTTTACAAATTCCTGATAAGCTTCCTGTGGCACTTTATCAAGTTTCTTTTGTATCTTCTTAAATCTAGTTGTTAACACATTTACATTAAATGTTATAGACATTATTGATCCTTATTTTGATTGAACATAGCTAACAACTCATCTGTTGAATAGTCTGGAGCAGGAGCAACACCATTGTTCATAGCTTTCTTATGATGATAATTCTCAAATGTTAATGATGCATCCATAATATACAAATCAAATGTGTTACTTCTTTCTAATACCTCGCTTGGTAGCATTCCATAACGCTTACCCAAACTATCAATCGTTAATATCAGTGCCATCTTTTCACTGTTAGGATCAATAGTGTCTTTTGTTACTTTCCCAATAGTTCAGTAACCTTCGCTATAGCTTTCATTAGTACATGTGTTGGAAGCATAGCATCATCTTTAAGGATTTCTTTACCCTTGTCATCTAAGATAAGTGTACGAACAACACTAATGATACCACCAGTATCTTGTCCGCTTGCGTTTGCTAATTTCATAAACACATCCATAGGCTGACGATCCCATGTCCAGAATTCTATTGGCTCACCAAATTCTTTAATGGTATCTTCGTCATCTAAATGAACGTCTATTAGTTGGGGTTTTGCTGTGAGTTGAGATAATTTCATTTGTTTTCCTTAGTAAATTATTATAGTGTATTTAGTCTTTCTTATCAGTACCATCTAGTAACTGATTAAGTAGTGCAATACGAAATGCTTGCTTTGCTTTTAGTTGTCGTAATGTTGCTTGCATACTATCAAGCATAGGCATCATTTTTGCCTCGTCTGCTAATAAGCTACGTAGTTTATCTTCATCACTATGTAGCCAAATATCTTTTTCATTGTTCATTTGTTGCTTTCATTTATTAAAAAAGGAACACTTTTTAGGGTGTTCCTTGTTTCACATAATCGTTAGATTAAGCGTTTTGTGCGGCTACCATACTACCATTGACAGCTAGTGTCATTGGTGTAACCCAAACGGGTGCGTCTGGACTTACTGTTGGTGCCAAGCTACTGATGTAACCTTGACCAGCATAGTAGTAAGCGTTAGCTGTTGCATTGCCACCGTTCATAACTAGTTTCCACTGTACTTGAACTTTGTTATTTGATAATCCTGCAACACCGTATTCAGCGGCAGTTGCTGGGCTAACTGGATCAGTACCGAAGTACACAGTACCATCAATAACCATGTTCACAGAGATTTCATTATCTGCTGGCGTAGTTAATTTGTTCATATCACCTGAACAGAAATCAATGTATGAATAGATTCCTGTGCTGTTTGTGATAGTAACGTCTTGTAAGCAAGTTACACTAAGTGTATTTGCTATGTTGCCCCAGTTAGCACTATTGCTAATTAGGTCTGTACTTACCAATAGTGTTGGTTGAGTACCTGTTGTGTTTACCGTAATTCTTGCCATTTAAGTTCTCCTTGTGTTAGGCTTTAAGTATTAAATTCCATTCGTAATAAACTGAATGTCCAAGTATGTTTTTCTGCTTGTGTAGGTCCATATGTTCTAACTTGATCAAAGTCACGTTGAAAATATCCATCCATTAGCTGTTGTCCGTCATCCTTTAATGCAACAACAAGATTTGCTATAATAGCATTTACTTGATTGTTGTATGGATCATCTTGATAGCTAACATATGTTACGTTAAATTCATCAAATGCATGATAAATTGAACCACAATATTGTACACCAAGCTGATGAGGATTACGATTATTAGTATGTACATCACTTACATAGATACCATAGCGGACTTTATCACTCTCGCTAGGGAAATCATTGTAAATTGGTATATTCCACGATGAGGGAATATCACGCCTTAATACATCACTGATTTGTATATCATTGATTAGTGGAGCGTTTGGTACCAATAATGTACTAACAGTCATTAGAAATATCTCCTGTCACCGTTGAAATAATCAACGTCTGCTGTCCAATTTTCTTCAAGTTTTGTTGTTGGTCCGTTAGGAGCATCCTGATATAAATCATAGAAGTTCATAAGTTGCAACGCTTTAGTCCATTCGTTCTCACAACGTTTTTGTGCGAACTCGTAGTTCTGTAAATCTACTTCATTCATATTTGACACATCTGTTACTAGGCTTTCATAGAAAACTAAGATAGCCCCAAATGTATCTAAACGAATAAGTGTTTGATCATTCTTAATGAGCAAACTAGGATTAAAACTTGATATTAATTGTCCATTAGGCAGATTAGCATAATAGTAAGCACCTAATACTGTATCACAGTATTTTTGCCACCAGCCAAATTCTAACTTGTATAGCCACTCTTGTGAAGCAACTTTAAAGTAAGGTGCCCAATCTACATTTAGTGCAGCCGCTCTACGTTCCGCTGCCGGATCGTAAAATTGTACGTCTGCTACTGTTGCATTTGAGATTCGTTGATATGGTACTGACATATTATATTATTCCTAGACATTGATTGGGAGTGTTTAGACTCCCAATCTTATTCAATTTACGCTTGGACGATATTAATAGCTCCGCCTCTACGCAAGTCACCAACGCCAGAACCGAAGTATCCAACACCAGTTAACCAAATTTGCAATCCACCTGGTACTTCACCAGTCTTAAGTTGCAAGCCTTCTTTCATAACAGTGAACAAAGCACTGTCGCCGAAATAAGCACCGACCAATACTGGATATGAACCACCTGAAAGACTTTGTATAGGGCGAGTTGCAGACTGCAAGAATGTTGTGAACATAACCATGCAACCATATACTGACTCAATACGACCTGTTGATAGCAATTCATTACCAAGAGCAGATAGGTTAGAACCACCAGATTGTGATACTGCACCACCAGTTAACTCAGCCAATAGACGAGTTAATGAAGAACCATCTTGACCTGCAGGACTTGCTGTAACTGTTAGTGCATCACCGTTACTGTCAAGAACGATAACTGGAGTACCAGGCATACGAGCGACTTTAAAGTTTTGCTTGATGTTACGAATAGTTTGTAAAATACTATTAGATGTGAATCCTTGAACCGGTGAACCTGTTTGTCCAGCTGCAATAATTTCCATAGCGCC